GCAGACATGTTGTTGTTTACATCGTAAGCAACTACTACGTCTTGACCTACTGAGTATGAAAGATTTGGATCAGCCAGTACAAAACTTACGTTGTTTGCTACTGCAATTGAACGTGAGGTTGTAGAGGTTGTCTTGTAGCGATCAGATTGTCCTTGAACACCTTGAGCACCAAGTGTACCTTGTGTGCCTTGAGCACCAAGAGTTCCTTGGGTACCTTGTGAACCTACAGTGCCTTGTGAACCAGTTGTACCTTGAGCACCTACTGTGCCTTGAGCACCTACAGTACCTTGTGAACCAGTTGTGCCTTGAGCACCTACTGTGCCTTGAGCACCTACAGTACCTTGAGTACCGTCTGTACCTTGGCTACCAACTGTACCTTGAGTACCACCTGTGCCTTGAGTACCCTGCGCTCCAAGAGTACCTTGAACGCCTTGAGTTCCCTGAGATCCAACAGTTCCTTGAGTACCTGTTGTGCCCTGTGTGCCTTGAGCGCCAGTTGTACCTTGGGCACCAAGAGTTCCTTGGGTTCCTTGGCTACCGACTGTACCTTGTACGCCTTGGGCTCCATTAGTACCTTGAGTACCTTGGGCTCCAACGTCACCAGTACGAGCAAAGGTGATAAGAACGGCATCGGTATTTGATAAAGAACCAGCACCAGATAAGTATGTAATATCTAAATCAAAGAAACCTGTGTCATCAACCATTGAGTTGATTGCATACATTGCAAACACAGCCGCATTAGATTTCTTAGATACTTTTACGTGACCTTTAATTGTTGAAGTAGAGTCATCGATAGTTGCTAAATATGAAGAGATGTTTGTTGCATTTACATCTTCATCATCAATTACAAGATGAGTTGCAGATGCTAAAGATGCATTATTAAATCGTATATTTGTTGAACCTGGGTCTGACATTGCGGTGGTTGTACTGTATGCATATTCAACAGTTACGCCGCCAAAGTTACCTTCTTTACCTTGTATACCCTGAATACCATTAGTACCTTGAGCACCAAGAGTTCCTTGTGTACCCTGTGCACCAAGAGTGCCTTGAGTACCTTGAGAACCTACAGTTCCTTGTACGCCTTGAGATCCAACGGTTCCTTGAGTTCCTTGTGTACCAACACTTCCTTGTACACCTTGAGTACCGTCTGTACCTTGAGTACCTTGGGCTCCTACAGTTCCTTGAGAACCTACAGCACCTTGAGCACCAAGGGTACCTTGGCTACCAACGGTTCCTTGAGATCCAATTGTTCCCTGTGAACCAACGGTACCTTGAGTACCTTGAGAACCAACAGTACCTTGTGATCCAACGGTACCTTGGGTTCCTTGTGAGCCAACTGTGCCTTGTACTCCTTGAGAACCAGTTGTTCCCTGGGTTCCTTGAGCACCAACATCACCTGTACGAGCAAATGTAAATAAAAGTTCTTCGCCATTGGTAAATGTTCCGTTACCAGATACGTAAGCAACTTCTATATCAAACCAATTTGGGGCTGAGTCTGTAAGACCAGCAATTGTGTAAAGTGCAAAGACAGATGTATCAAATTTCTTAGATACTTTTACGTGACCTTTAATTGTTGATGTTGAATCATCAATAGTCTGTAAGAAATTAGAAATATCGTAGTTACCATCAGAAGGATTATCATCTAATGCAATGTGTGAAACTAAAGTTAAGTTAGCATTGTTTAGACGAGCAAAGTTGTCGCCTGGGTCTGACATAGTTGTGTTATTACTATATGTATACTCAACAGTAATACCACCAAATGAACCTTCGGTTCCTTGAGTACCTTGTGTACCGTCAAGACCTTGTGCACCTAGTGTGCCTTGTGTGCCTTGAGCACCAAGAGTACCTTGTGAACCTAGTGTTCCTTGAGTACCTTGCGCTCCTAATGTTCCTTGAGTTCCCTGTGAACCAACTGTACCTTGTGCACCTAAAGTACCTTGGGTACCTTGTGCACCATTAGAACCGTCTAAACCTTGTGCACCAGCAGTTCCTTGAGAACCTAATGTACCTTGTGAGCCAACTGTGCCTTGTGCACCAACTGTACCTTGTGAGCCAACAGTACCTTGACTACCTACTGCACCTTGTGTACCAAGCGTTCCCTGTGCACCAAGAGTACCTTGTGTACCTTGTGCTCCAGTAGTTCCTTGAGAACCTTGACTTGCATTAATCCATGCAGTGCCATTCCATGTACGTAGATATAATAATACTGTGTCAAAGTAAACTTGACCAACTACGGGAGAGGCTGGGGCGGTCGCTAAGTTTTGTATCCTAGCATTTTGTAATTCTAATTTGTTTAAATCAATCGGGGTTAAAAACTTACGGGCCATTTACATTATCTCCTTAAGATAGATAGGCTTTGCCAGAAAACGCTTGTGAAAAGGAGACCGTAAGTGAGTTCGAATTAGTGTATGTTATTTCACCTTCATATATTGTACCCCCAGAGTCTACAACTGTAACGTTAGGCTTAAAGCCTAAATTATGAGTTATTACCCAGGAAGAACTTACTGCATTTTGGACATGTTCATATGCTAACGCCTGTGGTTCTAAAGCGTTTTGAGCAGTTCCAAAGTCTTGAGTTCCAGCAGGAGTGGTAATAAGGATGACATCATTTACTACAATGGGGACCGTAGATCCTGGGCGAATGTACTGACTCATACTTCTGTTACCTCTTCCGTCTTAAATATCTTTCCTCTAACGTATGTGTGGGTGACTCCGTCTTTTGTTAACTGTACGTCATAATAAGATGTACTAGGTAACATTCGGGTCTGTGTTCCAGTAAGCGCTAATTTTAGAGTACGAAGGCCTGCTCCGTCTGCTGTACCGACATTTGGATATGTGATTGTAAAACTAGTAACTACTCCAGGAATACCTACTCCTAAAATCTCTGACTTTGCAGTATAAGTATCTACCTCAAAATCAAGAACAATAGTGAACTCGTAGGCATCTCCCTCATAGACAAAAAGATCTTGAGTAACAATAGGTACTGGAGTTTCCACATTGCCATAGGTAGGGGTAGGCAGGTGGACACGGGTAGCGGCTGAACGGTCATCAATTTCTTGTGGTTGAAATATTGGAACATAATGATTTGTAGTTTTTGAAATTCTTCGGAAACTAAAGACGTCTATCTTAAACAGACCAATACCAAGTTGAGAACACAACTCTTTGTATTGTTGTTTTCTTGCTTCAATCATTTGCATTAATTGTTGATAACGTTCAGACCTTGGGATAGTAACTCCATCTGGAGCAAACACGTTGATATCAAATGCAGCGTCATTTGCTAATGCATATAGGGCAAGAGTTGAAGCGTAAATAATTACTGGATACTCTTCAAGCGTTGGTAAATTTTGTAAACTGACACTACGGCCATATGCATCGGTATGGAAAGCGGAGTGTTCAAGGAAGGCCGTACTTATGTAAGTTTGAACTTCAGCAGTTGTAAAGTATCTAAAGTAGTTTCCAGCAACAATTATATCGTCACCATTAGCAGGTACATCATCAAAAACAAGATAGCCAGTTGCCTCTTCAACCTCTACATCCGCAGAAATATCTGAGCCATTCTTATTTACTATTAAATTTGCTCCATCAAGAGGAGAATAGGGAACTAAAAATCTATTAGTAGTGCCATCTGTAGTAAAGGTATAGACAAAAGATTTAGGAAAGTCGCCAATTTCAGATCTTAAACGATCTGCAAGGCTTGAAATTGTGGCCACGTAACCTCCGTTAAAATTCTATGCCAATCATCTCGTGTAATTTAACTTTATTCAGCGCAAAATAAAAAAGGTCCAACTCCCAACTGGGAGGAGGGCGGGAACCAGTTGAGAGTCGGACTACTAGCGACGGCTAGTCTTTAGTTTGGCCGCCAAATGTAACCTAGTTGTTCTAGGTAATCAGCGAGTGATTTCGGAACTCTGTACTTAACTCCTGCTTTAAAGGTGTAAGTATTTCCAACCCCATAACTCATATCATCAATGTCGGTGATTGTGCGAATGACAACCATGTCACCTGCAGTTGAAACTCCAACATTCTCGATTTCATCCAGTACTAATGGAGCATCTGGTTTTTTAGGATCAAAGACATCTTTTTCTAGACTCTCTGCCTCAAGTTGAGTAGCGATAGAAATTTCTTCTTTACGCTTTTTTAATGCTTCTGCATTTTTCTTTGCTGCTTGCTCCGCTGCCTTGCCTGTTGCATCAAGCGGACTTGTCTGTGTGTTTGCCACGGTGTTTATTCTCCTAAGTTAGTTAGTGATGGCTGGGAGCCAAAAAAGGAGTAAGGCTCCCAGACATCAGGTAAAGCGATTTATTAGTTGGTGTAAACCTTAACAATTGCTTGATCGGTAATTACGCCAAGACCCCAGATTGCATACCAAGCAAGAGCGTGCTCACGACCGAAGTCAAGAACGCCACCATCACGAAGTTCAACTGGAAGAGAGATTGCGTGACCAAATGCATTGTCACCAATCATGATTGATTCGTAAACTTCAGCACCGTTACCAGTTGCTGTTGTTAGGTAACCTTTTTCTGCAGTGTAATCAGCAGATACTGGGTTTCCACCCGCACCTGGATTGGTGTTAGACTTAACAGGAACTTCAATTTGAGATGCTGGTGCGCCAACAAGAGTTGAAGTTGTGTATGCAGCGTTAACTGACAACTTCTTAACCTGTGTTGTTTCGATGAATACTACG